CTTCGCTGGCATTGCCGGATTCATCCACGTCCTCCATCCGCTGGGCCACGCGGGTCAGGAACTGCCCCAGCGCCCGCGGCGCCTTCGCCCGGTCGTTGATCATGGCCAGGGCCTTTTCGTCCAAGCTTTGGCGCTGCTGGCCGTGGGTCATCTCGTGCAGCATCACGGCCGATGCGGTGTCACCGTCCAGGTTCGGCCCCACAAGGAAGGTCGTCCCCGACAGCGCATCGTAGAAACCATTGATCTCCGGCCCCACGCCGGATTCAAACATCTGCACCGTGTCGTCAAAGGTGCGGCCCGTGCGGTCGGCAAACTCGCGGGCAATTTGCGTCTCGTCGTTCGTGTCGAGCACCACCAGGCCGCCCTTCTGGCCGAGGGCGCCGCGGTCCAGCATGGTCTTGATGGCGCCGGACAGTGACGGGAAGCGCCTGGCGAAGGCGGCGGGCAGGGATTCGGCGGTGATGCCGGAGGCGGGGACCGGCGAGGCTGCGCTACGGCGAATGTCGGGATTGGCAGGGTCGAAGGTGCCCGTGTTTCCGATGGCGGATTTGATCTGCTCGGGATCAAAGACCACCATCTCGTTCTCGATAGGCTGCCCCTCCTTCGCAAAGATAGAATAATCAAGGGCTACGCCATCGTGACCAAGCTCTCGCAACCTATTTGTCACCTCTTGGGCCGCGGCGGGCGTGACCTTTTCGTAAGCCAGCGAATACGGGAGGCCAAGCTCGTGGCGAAGCAATCCTATCTTCGTGTCTCTAAGGGTCATGCGGAGTTTCATCGGGTTCTGCACCGACAGATACACGGGCATGATGTTGGGATCTGCGTTGCCTCCCTTCATGTTGGCATAGCTGCCCGCAGTGCCGGCGCTAGTTGAGAAGTAGAAGCCTCTACCCAAGTATCCGTGATCCTTTTTCGTGGAGTCTTTCTCTCCATCAAAAGCATCGAAGCTTTCTGCGGTCCCGTGATACACCACCAGCGGACGGCCCTGCTCATCAACCGCTTTGGAGTCAGCAAACCACTCCCAGAACTTCCGCACACCCGCTTCGGTCGGGTGGATCGGCTGGCCCTTGCTGTTCGTGGTGGGGCGCTCGATGCCGTCTATGGTTACGGTCGGTGGCAAGGGGGCTGCGCGCGAGAACATCGCAACGCCCTGCTCAGTCTCCTTTGTCTTGATCTCGGCAAACAGACTGTCGAAGGCTTCTGCAACCGGCGCAATCTCGCCGTCGATCAAGTACGGGTATCGGTCCTTGTCACGCACAAAGTCGTCAATCTGGCGCACGTTCGCAAGGTAGTCGTTGTCGTACCCGTTCATGCGCATCTTGTGGATGACATAGTTCTCGAATGAGCGAGCGCCGCGTTCAATGATGCGTGACCAGTACCCATCCGGCCCCTTGTCGTTCTTGGCAGACCGGGCCTTCATCGGGGAATTGTCCAGCGCCTCCACCAAGTCAGCAAATGCGCGCTCCACCTCGGGGCGAACGCCCTGCGGATGCGACGGATCAACATGCCAGTTCTTCGGGTCGTAGTAGCCAGATTGAGGTTCTTTCGCGTGATAACGCTCAAGCTGCGCCTTCGTCAGCGGCGTGCTGCGCGAGGTCTTATGCACATACATCGGCTCAGGCCGGTACGTGATGTAGTTCTGCGTGCGGTACGCCTCTTGCGCGCCGATGCCTCGGCCAATCTTCACTTCGCCACCGCGCTGGCGGGAGAAGTAGTTATCAAGGGCGTGGAACCACTCATGGGCCAGTGTGCCTGCTCCGCGAGTCTTGGTCAGGTTGATAACCAAGTTGCTAGGCTCGAAGTGAGCAGAGGCATTGCCGCTTCCGCGAGCGCCAAAAGCAAGGCCCAACGATCCATTCAGGGAGATTGCCTTGGGTGGCACGCCGACGATGTTCGCCAAATCCATCAGCGCGTCGTATGCCTGATTGAGCATGCCTTGGCGATCCTTGCCGCCTGCGCCTTGAGAAACCCAGTTCCCAAATTGCACGCCTCTGAATCCAAAGGTGTCACCGAACTGCTCCGGCGTTACATCCTTGCCGTTGCGGTAGTCGCTGCCTGTGCGCGGGCGGTTCGTGTCGTTGCGCACATCACCCTTGCCCACGTTATCGCGATCCTTGACGCCATCCCATGCCGCCACAAGGTCATCGTGATTGTCCTTGATGTAGGCAAACGCTTCCTTTGTCGTGGCAAACGTCTTGAGCTTGCGATATTCCCGGTCGCCCTTCTTGTTGATGGAGTACATCCCCTCCCGACCGCGAACCTCAAACTGCATCTTCTTCGGGTCGGCGGCGGTGCCGAGTTTTTCATTGATCTTGTCGAGCGCATCAAGGACGTTCCGTGAGCCATCGAACCGCTCGCGACGGCCGTCAATCTCAACAACCACCTGCGGGGTTTTGGTCTTCGTGCCGTCATCATTGAAGGTGTAGGCGTCCGGGTATTCATCCACGCGGCCGATGCGCTTCCACTGCGAGCGATCAATCGCCTCCAGAAGCATCACCTTTGCGCGGAATCCATCCAGCCCACCGTATTCCTTCATTCCATCAAGGAATCGCTCTCGGCCAACTTTCCCGATAACCTGACTGACAAGCTCCCGGAACATCTTCACCTTCGCCACCCATGCCTTAACCTTGTAGGCAACACGCGGCTTTGCTGGAATCTCCTCTCGCGCCGCGAACATCACCGATGCCTCAAAGGGATCTTCGATAGCGTCAATGTCGGCAGCAGGCCAAACCTTGCTAAACGGCTGAGACGCAATCTCGTCGTCAGTCCATTCCTTCGCCATCGATGCTTGCGCGTCCTTGCGGGCGCCTTCCAGCTTTGTGCCGAAGTCGTCGATGGCGGTTGGTTTTGCTTCTACCTTGGGCGACTCTGCGGGGGCCGGCTTCTCGTTTTTGGGAGCTTCTTTTTCCGTCGAAGCCCGCTCAATCTCGCGGATCAGGTCGGCCATCGAACGAATGCGCTGAATGGTCGGATGGGTGCCGCGCCAATTTCCGGTATTCGTCAGATACCAGCCGGGCATGTCCTGCTGAATTTGCCAATCCTGACCGGCAATCGTTACAACGTCACCGACGTAATACGGGTTGAACATCGAAACCGTAGTCGGATCGCGACGCGGACCTTTCAGCGTAACGGCGCTAGGAGTTACAGGCTTCTCTGCCACCTTCGCACCATCATCTTTCCACGGCAGCACCTTCCCCGGCAGCAATTGCTCCAGCCCGCCATTAGCCAAAAACGCCATCATCGCCGGCTTGCCGGTGATCGTCTGCCAGGCGCCCGCCGTGTCCCTGAAGCGGTAGTTGCAATCAGCCATCAGTTGCCCCAAAGTTCCTTGTCGATGATCAGCAGCCCGCACTCGTCGCCGGCTGCGCGCTCGATGCGCGCCAGCCAGTCGCCGTACTCGCCGATGCTCTTCCTCTGGATTTCCAGGAACTGCAGCAGGTGCTGGCGCGTCATCTCGCTGGATGCGGCCCGATACCAGCCCTCGTACTTCTGCCCCAGGGCCAGTTCGGTATCGAAGCCAAGCTGAATAGCGGCCTCCAGCCCATCCGGCCGCTTGGTGATCGCCGGCAGCGCCGGCACCTCGGCCACGTCGCCCATGTCGTTCATGAACTGGACGTGCTTTTCGTAGTGATCGAGCTCGTCCTTGGCCTCGCCGGAGAAGAACGCCTGCGCCCCGAAGTAGCCCGCGCGCTGCATGAAGTTCGCCACCTGCTTGTAGAGGTGCGAGGCGTAGAGCTCCTGCTGTACGGCCTCCTGAATGATCTGCTTGTCGGCGCGGCTCAAAATGGATTTCACAGGCATGGCGTGTTGTCCTCGGTCAGAGTGGCGGAGCCGTTCACCTCGAGCGCCCCGGCCTCCATCATCTGAATCAGGATGTCGTGGAAATTGGCTTGCACGTACTCGATACGCGCAGCCTCGGGGAGCTTGGCGGCAGCCTTCTTGGCTTTGTTGGCCTTGCGGGTGGATTCGGAATTCAGGTCCGAGAATAGGGCTTCGAGGGGGCTGGGCGCATTCCCTACGGCGGGGGAGTCGGCCGCTCGCTGCTCGGCAGCCTTGCGTCTATCCGCACGCTTATCGTCGGCAGCCTCATTCTCAGCCTTGCGGGCAACCGGGGTCTGGTAGCCGTTCGGGACTTTTGCGTTCGGGTGGTCGTGCAGGAACGATCCGAACGCGCCTGGCCTGATTTCCTCCAGCTTGTCGAGCGTGGCACGGGTTAGCTCGGCGCCGTCCTTGAAGGCTTGGCGAACTGAATTAACCCAGTCGCTATCCGTTTCGTCGCGGAACCCTTCATTGTCATAGCTCTCGCGAACATCAGCCATCGACATGCCGTAATCGTCCGCAATCCAACGCATGCGCGCCTCGAAATACTGCTTAGGCGTCATTTCGAGAGGATTTGGCATCGGCTTTGCCGTAGGCTCTGCGCGGTCGGCCATGTACCGATCTATGAACTTATCGTAACGCTCGTTGCTGCTGTAGCGCGTATCCGCAGGATCGACGGGGAGAACGTCGCCAGTCTCGTAGTTCCACCATACGAGGCGGCCGTCTTTCAGCTTGAACACGTTTCGCACGTCGCTATCGTCAACAACACGCCCCTTGGTGACTCCGTAAGCGATGCGGGTCTTTTTCTCAAGCGAGAAATAACCTACCCCTTGATCTTTTAATGTGCCCTCGGGGGTTTCGGCCTCAAGCTGGTACGGATCGGAGACGTTTTCAGCAAGCCAAGCATCAAGCTGTTTCGCGGTCTTGATGTTGGCGACAGGCTCGGCGGTCAGCTTCTTGACGGATTCTTGATCGCCGGGCGTAGCGTCTGTCGCCGGGCCAGTATCGGCGCGGGTTTCGTTCTTGATGGGTACTTGATCACGACTGTCCAGCCAATCCAGAAAAGCAGACCTGCGCCCCTTGATTTCCCCCGCGGGGATTCCCGCCACGTCGTACAGCAGCCGCTCAATCCTCGGCACTGACGTATCGAGCTTTGCGCTTGGCGATGCGCTCACCTCCTCGACCGTCTTGCCCGTCAGCGCGGCAACGATCTCCGTTCTCGCGTCAGCGTTCTCCGGCCCGCTCAGGCCGTCTGGCGAGCCGACACCATCCGTGCGGTCCATCAGCACCTGGACGGCGCGGCTTACTGCATCCCGCCCACCTCCTGCTGCTCCAGCAGGTTCAGGCGCCGGGCCGCCTCGCACAGGGCCGGCGGAAGCGGCACCCATTCCAGGTCCGGCGGCGCCATCAGGTCGTTGAACCAGATCGCCTGCGCCTCCGTGCACGTCAGCACGCCCTTGCGCACCGCCTTGCGCAGCCAGCCGGGCATTGTCCTGCAGGTCAGCGGTTTGGCCATCTTTCGATCCCTTGGATAAGGTTGAGCTTGGAAACTCCCGCGCCAGCGGAATCAGATCTGCAATCGGCGCATTCAGCCGGATCACCTTCACGGGCTCGCCGGACTCGCGACTGGCAAGCCACTGGTGGTGCCCGTCCAGCACGTAGTTGTCAGCCGAAACCAGGATGGACCTGTCTCCACCCTTGAAGCCCGCCGCCCGCCGCACTTTCTCCGGCGAGAACTCCGCCTGCGTCGGGCGCAGGGAATCGGCCGGCACCTCTTCGGCCGTATGTGACACCCCTCTGGCATTCATGAAGTTGGTCATGGCGCCGCGGTGCTCGGCCTTGATCTGCGGCATCTCCGCTCGCGGCACGCCGGCCGTGCCGGATTCCGCGCTGAATTTGGCCCAGCCGTTGCCCAGGTCGGCGCCTTCGATGGACGGCGCGGAATCCGGCACGGCCGGCGCCATTGCCTTGGAGATGCGGGCTTGCAGATCGGGGTTCAAAGTCGCCCACTTGGCGCGCGGGATGTTGCGGGCAATCACAGGGGGCAGGCCAAGGCTGCCGGCCAGCGCCTCGCGCTCCGGGCCAAACATCGAATCCCAGCGGGCCGCCGGATTTGCCGCCACCCCCTGCAGGGCCTGCCGCATTGCCGATGCGAACCCATCGTTGCGCATCAACCTGTCACGCTGCGGAGCGTTCGCCGGCACGGCCAGCGCCATCGCAGCGTCCATCTGCTCCGGCGTTCCGGCCGCCACGCGCCGCATGATTGCCGGATCCTTGGCGGCAGTATCGGCGAACTGGCGCACAAGGTCGGGCGTGCTGCGAGTGATCTGATCCTGCGCGGCCTGCTCGACCACGGCCTTGCCTTCGGGCATCGGCAGGCCCGCTTGAGCGGCGCGAGCCGCAGCGTCGGAGACGGCGGCCTGCACAGCGTCGGCGGCATTCGGCCGCAGCTCGCCAGGGGAAGATGGCGCCGGTTGTGCCTCCTTCTCGGTTCCCGCCGGCTGGCTCTGCGCGGTGACGGCCTGCGCAGCCGCCTGCATCTGCCCGGCCACACCGGTATCAACGGCGATTGCCGCGCCGGCCGACAGCGGCCCGGCAGCCGGATCAATCCCCATGGCCCGGTGCGGCGGCTGATCTGCCCCGGTGGACTGCAGAATCTCATCGTCCGGCCCCATCACCGCCCGGTCGGCCTCCCGCTGCGCTTGAGCCTGGGCGGCCTGCGCCTCCAGGGCGGCCCGGCCATCGGGGGGCGCGCTTTGTGGTACGTCGGCCCGGTCCTGCTCCTGCTGCTGGAGCGCATCGAGCTGGGCGGCGTAGGCCTGACGCACCAGCTCAAGACCAGCATTTACCGGTGGCTGTTCGGGCTGGCCTTGCTTGGCTGCCTCAAAATCGGCCCGCTGCTGGTAGATCCCGGCCGCTCTCGCTTCTGCCTCGGCTACCGCATTGGCGCGCTCTGCCTCTGCCTGCAGCATCTGATCGTTCGGCGTGCCGGTGTAGGTCGGCGCAGGCAGAGCCAGCGGCGGAGCATCCTGTGGGGCATCCTGCTCGCCAGCCGGGGATCCATCATCCGCTTTCCGCTGCGCAGACCCCTGCACCAACGTTGCGCCGCCGCCCATCGCCATGCCCGACAGCACGCCCAGCACCACGGACGACTCGACGCCATCGCTCCACGGCCGGTCCAGGGCAATGTTCTGGATGATCTGTTCGGATGCGGACTGCGGCAGCTCCTCGAGAAAGCCCTCGGCAATCGCGCCTTCGATCACCTTGCGGGGAATGCTCTTCATGGCCGCCTGCTGGGCAGCGTCAGCCGCCATGCCCTTGGACCCCTGAACCAGGAGGGCGTCGGCGTCGGCGATGCCCAGTTTCTTGGCCACCTTCGCGCCGGCCACGCCAAAAGCGCCCGTGGCTGCGCCTGCACCCAAGGCCAGCGCCGACTGGCCGGCCGTCAGTTCGCCGTCCTTGGTTTCCTGGCGGATCTGCTCGGCCGTTGAGCCAGCGGCAGCAACCCCCTCGCCAGCGCCTGCCGCGACCGCCGCCCCCAGCTTGGGCGCCGCAGCCATCACGCCACGGCCAATCAGGCCGCCGGCACCCATCACCGGCAACGACTCCGCTACGGCATTGGAGATCAGCGACGGGTTCGACAAGGCGTATCCGGCCTTGCCCATCACACCATCAGCCTGTTCAAACTCCGTCTTCTGCTGTTGGGTCGCGTCCGTCTTCAGGGTGTCAAGAAACTCCCGGGCCTGCTTCGGGCGGAAACCGACAGCGCCGTCCTTGTTCTCCAGAAACTTGCCAACGGCGCCGCCTGTTGGGATGTCGGCCAGACCAACGGCCATTTCAGGCACGCCGATAGCGCCCTGCAGCGCAGAAATCCCCAAGTCGCGAGCGTGGCCCATGAAGCCCTTGGGCGCCGGCTTGCCGGATGCCTCCTCAAACGAAAACGTCTTCGGCGCCTGATCGCCGCCGGCCGCCGGCGCCGGCTGGCTGGCCTCTTCAAAGCTGAACGTGTTGCTCATCGGTCAGACCCCTACGAACTGATTGCCATCCCACTTTGCCGGGCCGCGCGCAGTCTGGTAGATCACCCCAGCGGAGAGCTTCGACTTTTCGGCCGGCATGGCCTGGGGCTGCTGTCCTGCGCCTTGGGTGGGCCGCTCAACATCCAGCCCGGTTTGGTTGTTGATTACACGGCCGGGAACGTTGCGCATAGCGCCAGCATTTGCGTCCCACTCCTGCCCGCCAGGCACCACCGTAAATCGGTTCTGCGGCTCCTGCTTGCCCGACAGATCCCGGATCTGCTGTGCAATGGCGCTTCGCTCTTCCGGGGTCTTGGCGGCTTCGTAGCGGGCCTGCAGCGCCTCCTGCCGGGCTTGGGCGCGAGTCTGGAAGCCCTGCGCCTCACGCTTGAGGCCAAGTTCATCGTTTGCGATGCCCTGCCGCCCCTGCATTTCCTGTTGCCGCAGGGCCAGCTCTTGCGCGCTCTGCGCGCTTCGCTGTGCGGCATCACGACCGCCAGCCACAAAGCCAAGTGCCGCCGTTCTCGCTCGGGCGTTGTTGCTTCCAAGCATTTCACGGATTGCTTGATTGGTCTGGTCCTGCTCGGCGGTGCGCCCTTGGAAAGTCCCGCCGCCCCGCTGGTAGTGATTCCGCACGGCATCCCAGTCGCCGCGTGCAGCAGCGGCCTGAAGCGCCGCCGATACGTCGGCCCCGGATGCGCCGGGCGTGCTGCCAAAAGGATTGACGCCGGCCGGCACGACCCCGACAGGGTTGCCCTTCATCTCGGCCACGGCCTGCCCCGGGTCGATGTTGGTGAAGAGCGGCGATTTCCCGGGCTGGTTGATGCGCTGCACGCCGTTGGTGTTCTCCACGGGCGTCACGGTGTAGGGCACGGGGCCGGAGTTGGGGGGCGTGGGGTCCATGCTTACGCCGGTCTTGGCGTCCTGGCTCACGGCAGAGGAAGCCGGCGCAGCCGCGGTCGGTGCTGAGGTGGGCGCAGCTTGCGCCGTGGCAGCGGGAGGGGTTGCAGGATTGGGCGCAACGGCCGGCGCTGCAAACTGCGGCTTCGTCCCGGAGTCGTCCCATGCGTTCGGTTGCCGCGCCTTGGCGGCAGAGTCGGCAAAGAAGCCGCCCACGGCGCTTGCGGCATCCTTCACCGGGTCGCCGCGGTTCAGATAGCTGGTCGCCGCGCCAAACCCCCGGGCCAGGTCCGCATTCGCCTGGGCGTAGATGTTTCCGGCTCGCTCCGCCTGATTGCCCGGGTAGGTGTTGGTCGGGCTGGTCGCAAGCGGGCGCTTCTTGCGCTCGTCCTCGACCAGGCCGCCATCGGCATATCCCCTGGGCTCAGGTTCGTAAGCGTCAGAAGCCGCACCAACAAGCCCATTTGTGGCCACCGACGCAGCCGTGCCTTTGATGGAAGGGACCAGCACTGCAGGCGCAGGAATTATTGACTTGATTGCCGGCCCAGCTGCGCGCATCACTCCAAACGCAGGGATAGAGCTGGCGCCCGCAAGCGCCATCCCAACGCCATCGCCAGCCCCGGCGGCGTCGCGCATTGCCCCCATTGCAGACCCAAACGACGTTAATGGATTAATGGCTCGTCCTATGCGGGACGCAATGCCAGGATTTGTCTGCTCAAACCTTTTGTTGTCTTCAGACCAGTATTTCGCGGTTCTTTCCACCAGGCCGCCGTCGGCAAAGAACAGCTCCCGGGTAGATGCGTCGTCGCCGTCATTGTCGCCTTGCTCACCGGCGGGGGTGTGGGTGGCCGCCTTCATGCCTTCGAGCACCTGCACCCCAATGGCGTGCACCTGCTCAGGCGAGAGGCGGAACTCACCATTGCTCAGATTGACGGGGACTTGCGCCGACGCGCCGAAGCCCATCCCCGGAATGTTCGGCGCCTTGGGCTTGCTGCCAGGGCGAAACCCGGCCGCGCCCAGCGCTTCGGGGCCGATCTGCTGCGTGCTGTCCGCCGGCATGATGTAGGTTCCCGGCGGCACGGCGTCCTTCACGTCATCCGACGTTCCCGTGCCCGGGCCGCGCACCATGCCAGAGCCGCGGGCCGCCGCGGGGGGCTTGGCGCCATCATCGACCGCGCCGCCGTTGGCGAAGCTCTTGCGCTCGGCCTTGCCTGCGCCTTTCTTGAATCCGTACATGGGGGCTCCCCGTTGAATCGCTGGCGTCGATTCTTCGGGGAGTGGGCCGCTGCATCAAACCCCACAAGGGTGCAGCGCAGATCAGAGAGACTGGTTCTCGATAGACGCAGCCAGGGAGTTCATGCCGGATAGCGCACTGCTGGCCATCTTGCCGAACACCTCCGCGCCCGATACCCCCACCCGCGCCATGTCGTTCATGCGCTTGTAGTTCATCTCCATGTTCGCCAGCGCAAGGTGCGTGTTCTGACCATAGGCGGAGATCGTGGCCTGGGCGTTCGCTTGGTTGTTCGCGATCTTCACCCGGGCTTCCGATTCCTGCGCCTGCACCCCAGCCGTCCACGCCTTCAACGTGCTCTCGAAAGACTTGATCTCGGCTTCCACGACGGTGCTGCGGCCCTGCACCAGGGCGCTGTAGGCGCCGACGCTGGCTTGGTAGGTTCTGGCTGCTGCCTCGTTGGCGGTGGATACCGCCTGAATGGTTGTCGTCTGCGCTTGCACCTGCGCCCGGTACGCCTCCACCTCTTGGCCGTAGGCCTGCACTTCCTTGCCGTAGGCGTCGATCTTGATCGTCTCGCCTTCGAGCTGGGCTTTGAACCCCTGCCATTCGGCGGTCTTAGCCTGGACCTGGGCCTGGAAGGCGTTCACCTCGGCACCGAAGGCCTCGACCTTCAGTTTCTCGATCTGGGCCTTGGTCGCCACCCCATCAATGACCGCCTTGTACGCATTGGCCAGCGCCGCATAGCCGCTTGCCTGCGCCTGGAAGGCCTGCACACGGGCGGCGTCCACGCTCACCTGTGCCTTGAGGCCTTCGATGTGCGCCTGGTAGGCGTCATAGATGGCAAGCGCGGCCTTCAGCCGGTGCTGATACACCTCCGCCTCGGCCTGGTAGAGCTGAACCCGGACCTGAACCGTCTTGGCCTGAATGTCGTAGAGCTGAACGGCGGCCTGCAGCACGCCCTTGGCAAACTCCAGGGCTTGGCCGTTGATCTGCACCAGATTGCCGGCCCATGACTGGGTGGCCTGCAGCGCCACCTGGCGCAGATTCGCCGACTGGGTGACCGCAAACTGCAGATTGGCCTGCTCAATCTCGGCCTGCTTGATCGCGATGTCCATGGCGGCCCGGGCGCTGGCATCGGCTGCGGCCTGGCGGGACTGCATCAGCGTGGAATGCAGCGCACCGGTGGGCAGGGTGAAGCCCCGGCGGGCCGCGTCCTCGTAGGCGGTATCCCGGGCCCTCCGGAACTCGCCATCGATCTTGTCGACGGCCCGGTTCCATATCGCGTTCTCAACGGCCGGCGTAAAGCCGGTACCGCCGTCCAGGTAGCGTGCGAGCCGATCTTCAATGGCCGCCATCTGGCTATGGAACTGCGGATTGATCTTGCTCAGGTAGGCGTCAATCTCGCCTTCGAGCGCCCGCGCCATGCTGCCAGCCTGATCGCGGAAATCCTGCCGAAACTGCGCCTCCAGGTTGCCCGGATCCTGCAACGTGGTGTTCGGCCGGATGGCGTCAAATTCCGGGATCTGCACCACCGGGGCGCCCGGCACGGTGATGTCAGTCAGCGTCGGGGGCGTGAGCAGAGCCAGATTCTGAAGGGCCGCCGGAGCAGCCGGCACGGAGATGCCCGACAGCGTGGGCGCCTGCTTGTTGAAGTGCGCCAGCTGGCTTGGCGTCTGCGGCGTGCGAATGACCGGCTTCTGCGCGGTGTTGGTGGGCGTCGCCGGCAGGGTGAGGTCCGGCACCTCGCGCAGAGACGGCGCCGCGCCGGGGGACTCCGGTTCGACGAATGCGGCGCCCTGGTACTGCGGAACTTCGCCGATGTCGAAGTTGACGTCGGTAAGCGACAGGGGGAGGTTGATCGGCACGACATCGCTGCGGGTATCAAAAGCGAGCTGCGCCTTGCGGGTAAATTCAGCGGCCTGGGTGGCCATCTCCTGCGCCGTGTCCTGCGCGGCGCTGATGATGCCCTGTACGTCGGTTGCCATGTCAGTATGCCTTCGAAGTTGGGGTGATCAGGGCTTCAGCTCGTTCGATGTCAAAGTCCGCGCCATCGACGTTCGAGAAAGTGAATGACCAGGCATTGCCCTTGATGCCCTGCGCAATCTTCGCCCGCAGCGCATGAACTCCGCTCCCCCTAATCGCCGGAGCTGGAAAGGTGTATTCCGACCCCTCATTGACCTGGGCCCCTACCTCCATGTCGCCGCCAAATCGGCCCATCAGATACACGTAGGGAATCCGCTTGAAGTTGGTGACGCCGAAGTCCGTGGGGAAGGTCTTGACGGAGGCGGCAATGGGGTCGCCATCGTCCGTGTCGCCCGTTAGTTCATAGATGCCGTCCGGGCGCACGCCGAAGTGCTTGTTGCCAAACCGCAGGATTTGGTCGAACGGAAACTCGGTGTAGCGGGTGACTGCGCCGGTAGCGAGGTTGATCGAATAGGCCTCGTACTCGACAGGCACGTCCAGATGGGCCACGCCCTGCACGACCGCGCCCGGGCCGACAATCGCCCCCCGCGCCACCGGTACCGCAACCAAGCCCGGGCCGACAATCGTGCCGCGCGCCACAATACCCACGGTGGCCCGACCCTGGATCAAATAGCGCCCAGGGCCATGGATCGCCCCGGCGGCACGCTCCACCATCACGGCATGCCCGCTTATGGCGTAGCCACCCCCGACGATCTTCCCGATAGCTCCGCCGTAGCCGGAGACCGCGTAACCGCTCTCCCACTCGATAACGCCGCGTGCGGTTTCGGTAGCCGTTGCGGTGCCCTCGACCTGCGCAGCCGGCCCGACAATGGCCCCGCGCGCCACCACTGGAATGGTGATCGAGGCGGAAATGATCGACCGAGGCCCCGTTATGCGGCCGATAGCGCCCCCGTAGCCCGACGCCACGCCGCGCGGGCCAACCAAGCTGCCGCCGCTGCGCGGCAGTTGGCGCCCAAACCCGGAAATCTGGTATCCGCCTCGGTAGATAATCGCCCCGCCCCGCAGCGCGACCCCCTCGGCGCCCCATGCGAACAGCGGGGGCAGCTCGTTGTATGCCTGGGCGATCGGGCGGTCAGAGCCCAGGGCCAGCAGCTTGGTGGTGATCAAGCCGGCGCCGATCCCACCGGGGATCATCCGGCCGACTTGCTGCATCGGGCCGACAAGCGCCGAGCCCGTGGCGAAACCTGGCGCCAGGAGACCGGACTCACCCTGGGCGGTGAGAGGCGGCAACGCAGCGCGACCCACGGCGATGAGGCGGTCAGAGCCCCACGCCATCAGGCCGCCGAGGCTGGCCGTGCCCCAGCCGTGCCCATCCACCGAGGCCGTTACGGTCAGCGGCGCCAGCTCGGCCACACCCCAGTTCGCCGGGGCAGTCTCGAAGGCGTAGGCGGCGAGCGGCCGGAGCACAGCCACGCCCTCCCCGCTGGTCGGGATTGCGCCCACCCCCACTACCTCCGCATCGACGACCTTGTCACCGGTCAGGTACTGGGTGGATGCCAGGCGGAAGGTGCCAGACAGGCGGCTTGGCCGGTCAAACTCCTTGATGCCGTTGCGCAGGAACCAGACCCGACCGGCCTGTCGGACGAGCGTGAACTCATCGCTGGAGAGGTAGGGGCCCAGCGTCCCGACCTTCTGGCCACTCTCGTAGACATCGACCACGCCGCGGCTGAAGTACAGGGCATGCTGGATGCCGAAGTAGCCCGTGCCCGGGTAGCCGGTGGCGAGGCCGACGAACACACCGACGACCGATGCGGGGATCTGGAACTTGTACCCGCCCTCCCCCGGCGTGAGCGGGATGCTGACAGAGCCAGACGACCAGCTGGGGCCGTTGAGTTCGACGTAGCGAGCGGGGGCGCCCGGGACAGCCGGAGTGCCAGGGAAATAGACTTCGACGATCATAGCCGCACCACCTTCACTGTTCCGTCGGGCGCTGTACTGACGACATACTCACCCTTCGTTCCGTTGTAGCTTTGTGTGACAACGGCGCCGGGGATTGGTGGGTAGCTGTTGCCGCCAGAGCCGCTACCGCCGCCAGACTGAATGACCGTCGTGCCTTGCCGCCCGAACACGGTGCTCACGGGTATGCCTACTCCGTAGCCGCCGAAGCCCCCAAACTCAAGCGTTGTCGGGCTGGGCGGGTCCGGTACCTCGACGAGCTTGCTGTACCCCGGCGTGGCCGGCCTTCCCGGGGTGCCGGGGATGAGGGTCATTGATCCAATGCGTCGCAGGATGGTCATGGTGTTTCCTCGAATTTCGGGTTCAGTTCGGCGAACTCGCCACCCTTCACTTTGGGCATCTTCACGTTCCGCCACCCTGAAAACCGTTGCATCACCAGCGGGGTGAGGCCGGGGATGTTGGCCTGGTACTGCGCCGGGTCGAATGTGAACTTGGTCGCCTTCTCGAACGCCGCGACATGGGTCGTCCTATCGAAGGTCTCCTCCAGGGTGCCGTCTTCCTTCCGGGTCACACGGCGGTACTCGATCAGATCGAATACCCCGTCGAAGGCACCGTAATAGTGGGCGAACACCGCAAAGTGGCCATCCGGGTGCGAGGAAATGCCGGTATGTACGGTGGTGCTGAATCCGTAGCTCGCTGTCACGCGGCCGTAGATCACGCGGTGTGTGTCCAGCTCAATCGCCCCACTCACGTCACTGGACCCGCCTGTGTCGGGGGTGATAAACGTCGGCGCGACGCGCGTCTGGCCGAGGGCCATGGTGTCGGCCTCCGCCCATCCTTGGATACCCTTGTCCTGCCGGACTTCACCGAACACCACGGCATGCAGACCTTGCGGCGTGCCGTCGGCCGACACACGCAGCACCTTTGACATCGACCGCAGGTCCGACGCCACCATGATCCCACTCCAGTAGTTTCCGGTCGGCATGACATCCTGAAAGTTCCACCGATGAACAGGCAGGCTGCCGGCGAGGCCGGGGTATGTCCCGGTCCCAGTGTGGATGAGGTACCAATCGTCGAAGGCGATGAACCCGCGGTCGCGGGCCACGCAGAAGGTCGCCACGTCTGCGCCGGTGTCCTGATTCCTGGTAACGATGAACTGATCATCTGCGCGAGCCTGATCGGGCAGTCGCGGCGCGGCGCGATACACGCGCAGCTCATCGGTCAGCAGTGCGCCACCGTCCACGCCAAGCGCCTCTAGGCGACGATCCCGATAGGCATATTGCGCGTCGAAGAACCACGCCCCCTGTATGAAGCGGGAGACCGTCACCGTGAAGGTGAAGTCGCCGTCCAGGGTCTTTGTGATGTGGAACTCAACCTCGAGAACTGCGCGCTCGGTGATCTGCACGTCGTCCAGCCCGCCGGCCTCGGACACCCATGTCCCGGCACCGGGCGAGGATGCGAACTCAGGGGCGATGCGGTACTGTGGTCCGTACTCACGAAGGGATCGGATCGGATTCGCGCTCTCGGTGAGCCACGCGTGTGCGTTGTTCAGGTTCGTGTGAATGACCGCACACGCCCGGGCTCCGTCGCCGCGGAAGTCCCACAGATATTGGTGTTTCTGGAGTTGGTTCTTCGGGATCGTTCCGGGCTCCACGTCCAGGTCGGTGAGCGGGTCGAAATACGCCTCGTCGGCAGCCGGGATGTCCCACTCCAGCCCAAGCCCTCGGTTAACGAGCATCGGGATCCCACGCTCAAACGGCACCATTGTCTGCACCGAGGGCGCGACCGCAGCGGAGGGCATGTACTCATGGGCGCGCACATGCCGCACCTCGGTGCGCGGAATGAGGTACTTCTCGCCACTGTCGGTCATGTGCTCAGCGGGCCAGCACCAGAAGCCACTGTGAGAGTCCGACATGATGACGTAGCGAGTCCCGTCGACCTCCATCATCGCAGCCCGGCGCCACCATGCCGGGGCGAGCGGAACGGGCGCCCCCGATAGCGCCTTGCCGCCCTCGTAGATTGTCGGCGGCACATCCACGGTGACGTCAACGCCGAAGTCGACCGGGGCGATCCACACACCAGACGAACCCTCTTCGCCCACGTAGCTCCCCAGGCGGTTCTGCCAATCAAGTGCTGTGATCTGCCAGCTGTTGGCGCCGGCCGTCGATGTCACAAAGTGGGGCTTGGTGCGCACCTGAGCATCAATGTCGGCGCTTGGGTCTGCCGGCCACCAGAAATGTTGCGTGTTTCGCTGCCGGTTGATCGCTCGCGCGTAGGGGTCGCGGAAGGTCACGGGCGTGGGGTCGCCGTTTGTCGGAGCCTTGGACAGCAGCTTTGCCGCGAGCCCTTTTGGAGCCGGGACCACAGCCGTCGACCACCAGTTGGCCGGGTCGTTGCGCACGTCGTCAAACGTTGTCAGAAACTCGTAGCCCACTGCACCAGGGTTGCTGTCGATGCGGACGAAGTGCTGGTCGTTGTGCGGGTTGTACTCAACGCGCACCGTGACCGCGCCATCTTCGAGGGCGAATTTCTGCGCAGTCGCGCCTGCCCCGATGATCTTCAGATGACGGAGCCTGGATAGCGCGAAGGGGAGATACTTCTCCCCTCCTTCGCCGATGATGACCTTGTGAATGGGCATCACACGTCCTCGACGCAGGCATGGAAGTTCGTCCAGAACATCTGAGCTGCACCACCCGACAGCGTGAATTCGTAAATCTCAAAGTCGCTCGGCGGGACACCGACAGACGGATTCGGCAACGTCGAAACGGCCATGCTGGCATCCGTTGCCAACAGCGCGCCGGTCCCCATGTCGTAAATCCATGCCTCCATGATTGACGGCAGGCCGTAGACGTAGAGCAGCCCAAACTCTTCCGTCGGAACGAGCTGGGCGTTCTCATCTCCGGAATAAAGGTCGTGCTTGCCTGTCTTTATCCTGACGACGTGATTGACCGGGTTCGACTTGAATGTATGAACATCAGCCCGGCGCGCCATCCACGCCGCACTGAAGCCCGCCGGTAGGTCTGGGCTCATGGGGTCGTTATCGACGTACCATTGCCACTCATCAAATGTGCGGTCAATGAGTTCCGTCAGATTCAGTTCGATGAACTGATTTCCGTCAGGCATCAAACCGGTTCCGATGAGGCCCGGATATGTTCCAGGAACAACAGGGTACGGATTGACCATCGACGTCCACGGGTCGCCAAGGACGGACAAAATTGCCGACAGTTGAGCGTCGGTTTCAGAAACCGCCGTGATGATGGATGCCTGGGTGTAGAGCGGCATCACCTCCGCGTAATGCGGGAACTGTTGATCGTCAATGTCGCCCGTGCCGATCAACGCATTCCCAGAATCATAGGTCTGCGTGTGCGTGAAGCTTGAATAAACGACTCTTAGCTGCATACGGCGGCCTCCAATGCCTTGAACTGAGCCACCGATCCACTGCGATGGCCCTGCCCCGCGTGCATGCGCCAGATGTAGCCGACGAACGATAGCTGACGCGGGCAAAGCCGGCGTAGCAACAGTTGATCGCAGTGGATCGGGTGGTCAGGCATCATGTGCAGCAGCGGCAAGACATCCTCCCGTCGATAGACGGTGAAGTGGTGTTGCGGCCAAAGCCTGCCGCCTAGAAGATCCCCGCAGCGACGACGCTCCAGGGTGACGACATGCCGGTACTTCTCAAGCTTCCGCAGGCAAGCATCGCCCACGCCCGGGAGCAGGTAGTCGTCGCTGTCGACGTAGGCGACGAACTCGCTGTCACCCAGGCGATAGGCTTGCTCCCGGCCGGCCCCGACATTCCCCTCGACCCCAGCCACGACGTGCGGGGTCAGACCCTCGGCTTCGATGGACGCGACGCACTGATCGAGCCAATCCTGCCGAGTGCCAGAGAAGGTCAGGACGTGAACGTCGATCATCCGGCGGGCAGAGCCACGACGAAGTAGTCGATGTTCTGGATGGCGGCACCCACCAGCACGTTGTCGGACACGTTGAGGTCCGCGCCGATCTTGCCGACGCTGCCCTGCACGCGCACCTCGGTGGAGCTAGCGTTCCCGCTGTCGGCCGGCTGGACGAGGCGATAGTGGGTGCAGGTGCCACCGGTGGTGACGAGCCCGGACCAGATCTCCGTGTCGTTCTTGGCGAGTACGCCAGACTCGGCGGTGGCCGCGAAAGTCACCGGAGTGCCGGAGTTGTTGACGGTGATGGTGGCCAGAAGGGTGCCGCTCTCTGCGGCATCAGCATCGGCCGGCACGGCACCGCCGTAGAGCTTCAGCTCGCTACCGTCCAGGGCGTCTTTGACGCTGCCGACGGCGAGGACGTGGTTACGAAAACCGGTGGAAGATTTGACAGTCATGGTGCGTCCTTATTGGGCCGGGAGGGAGAACGAGAACTGATCCACGGTCACCGGAACGCCGATGCGGATCGCGATGTTCGAAACAACGATGTCCGCATTGGCGGTGCCAAGGGTGCCGTCCAGCCGGGCTTCGGTGCTGGAACTGGTTGCCGGGTTGCCGGTTGCGGGATAGAAGCGGAACCATCCGGCCGTGCCGTCCGCGACGCCGGTAAGGCGCCAAGCCTCGGCTGCCGCCTTGGAGACAACCCCTGCTACCGGGTTCTCGAAGGTCAGGCCGGTGCCGCTACCGTTCACCGATACGGTGCCCAGCAGCGTGCCGGACGCAGCCGAGTCCGCAGTCAGCGGCTGCGGGCCGGAGTAGAAGGCAATGAAGCCCAGGTGCAGCGCGCCCTTGAAGCCGCCGGAACTGCCCCCGGCGAGCATGGCATTGCGGAGACCCGTAGAGAGACGAGCGGTCATGTCGTGTTACCTCGCGTTGAATGCGGCACCGCCGCTGTGAAGGGTGGCCACGTATCTCACGTAGCCGTTTTCGTGGATGACGCCGCCGCCGGCATAGACGCCAGGAGGAACGCTGATTCGCGCCTCGGTGATGTTCTCGAAGGGCGCCACGCGGCAAAGTCCGCGCGTGGTCCAGAAGTAGGTTTTTCCATCGGTGTGGCGGTCAGCATGCTGCCCCGGCACGACGCCGTATTCGGCCACCTGCTGCAGGCCGTCACCGGAGTACAGGAAGGTCCGGCGGTCTGTACCGACCAGCAGGGCGCTATCCGCATCCATCAGCTGCAGCACCCGCCCAGGGACCATAAAGAAATCTTTGGCGAGGTCGAACAGATGGAATCCGAGGGGCTGGCTGAACCAGATCACCGTCTGGTCGAGCGCATCCAGGTAGTGCGCCCCAAAGATCCGGCCGGCCCACGCAGCCACGTGACGCACGTCGGACGGCAGGGCATCGAGGAACGGGGTGGCAAGCTCGCGCCCCATCGATCCGGGCTCAAGTTGCGAGATCGCGTAGGCCCCTCCTGACCCGTGCGTCAGCACCGCAACATAGCGAAACACCGTGCTGTTCGGCGGGCATGCGTAGATCGCGGTGTAGCAGTCCGGCACCATCGGCGCGGCAATCTGGATGCCGCCGGCTGTGATCTGGATCGGGATGGCCGGGCTTGCGCCGCCTTCGCGCCCCGCTTCGTCAATGTGGGTGAAGCAGACCTGATAGATGCCGGGCTCAAGCTCACCGGACGCCTCCGTCAGGTTCCCGCCGACAGGCACAGGCACGACCCAGGCCGATACCTCATCACGCAGCTTGTCGATGCGCAGCGGGCTAGAGCAGGACAGGAAAACTTCGTCGTTGATCTCCGCCCAGTGGTAAGGCCCGGCAAGATCCGTCGCGAGCTCCAGGGTGGATCCGTCCGGCCGCACGCTCAGCAGCGCGCCATCATCCACAACGTACAGGCGCTGGAAATCGAAGGTGCTGAACGAAGCCTGGATGTTCCCACCGGCGACAAACGGCTGATAGCCATCGCGCCGCGCCACGCGACCCGCGTCGGAAATATCAACGTTGGTCGCATCCACCAGCCACTCCCACGTGACTTGGCCATCCGCCGAGGGCGTGCCGATCAGCGGGTCTGCGACATTGTTCAACCCCAGAAACCGCGAGAGCGCGACGGGCTTCTTGTTCATGGCAGGAACGGCTCCGTCACGTGGGGCACATCCTCACGCGTGATGCGGCGCAGGTCGGCGTCGGGGCGCTCGCCAAAGTAGGCCGTGAAAGCAGCCTTGAATGCAGCTGCTCGCGCCGGGTCGTACATCTCGGAATCCAGAATGCTGAAGTGGCGAAACTGGGACCACTCCACCAGGTAAGGATGGTGGAGCCCGTTGATCTCCGGGCTATCGTCCGGATCAGCCATCGGCGCCTTAGGCGTGCGATAGCCTTCCAGCAGCAGCACGCCATCCCGATCAGGCTTGGGCACCAGGCGCACGGACGTATCGCCCTGAATCAAGTATTCCGGGTCGCCCACTTCCTCACGCCACTCGGGCGCATGGGCATCAAGCCATTCCTGAGACGTTTGCTTGACAGGCTTGCGCCGGGTTTCCCCGACAGGCAGAAAGGCGGCATGGTCCAGCTCAAACAGGCTGGGGTGCAGCGGATGCGACGACACGCCGGCCAGCACCTCGATTTCGCAGATGTCAGCGTCTGCGCTTTCGTGCAGCAGCCGGCCGCGCACTGCCGCTTCCGCCACGGCCTCATTGAGGAAGCCGGTCAGCATCTCGTCGCTGACAAAATACGGCGGCCCCACGTCGTCCGTGGTGAGGGTGCGGTGCCGCGCCATCAGCTCAGCCAAGGTCATGGCTTACACCGCGCCGAACTGGTCAATCAGCTGCAGGGCCTGGGTGCGCATGGCCTCCACCGACAGCCGGCCGTCGAGCTTCTGGCGGTAGTTGCGCGAAACGAACTCCTTGAGCGCGTCCTTCTCCATGAAAGTCACGGACTGGCGCAGATCCTGGAGCTGGTTTTCCTTGTCGAGCTCTTCGGCCTGTTTCTGCTTCGCCGCTTCCAAAATCTCGGCGGTATCGTCGCGCGGAGCCTCGGCCACCTCGGCGATCTGAGCAGCCTTCTCCGGCGGCGCAACCTCGATCTTGGCCTCGCGGAACAGATCAAGGTGGCGCAGGAACTGGCTTGCGACAGAACCGGGGAGGTAGCGCACCTGGTCGGTAGCAAAGCTCAGGCCGGTGCCATAGATGCTGTCTGCCCATTGCTGACGACGGCCGACGTACTGCACGGCAATGTGGCCATCAGGAATGGCCGGCGCAACGGAAACGACCGCCTGCGCGGGCTCAATGGCTTTCAGCGCATGCACCACGCCGCGGAACAGGTAGTCCTTCGCTTTCTGCTCCGCCGGGAGATCGGCATAGGGCACGCAGCACGGGTGCTCCTTCTTCTCGGCATCCTTCACAGGGCCATGCTTCCAGCCCTCCGCCAGCTTCTGGGCCAGCCAGGATTCGTGCGACTGCTCGGGGGTGGCATCCGGCTTGGCCAGGTGCATATCAACACCAACCAGGGCGCTGTTCTTCTGCCATTCCGGGGCATCTTCCCACGCCGGCTGCGAGGTATCGCCCAGCGATGCGCAGTAGGCGCGGTTGATCTCGTGCGCCACGCGCGCAATTGCGATTCGGTCCATCGTCATCTCCGGTGTGCACCGGGCAGGCCGCCAAGCCCGCCCGGTGGGTCAGGCCTTGATCAGCGCGGGCCGGCGAGCTCGCCGATCACGCGGATGTCGGTCAGGCTGACCTTGGCGTTGGCTGCGCCGCCGGTAGTCAGGATCAGACGCGCTTCCTTCGGCAGGACGACAGGCGCCGTGGTGGCGGTCTTGCGGATGACGGTAGCGGCAGCCAGGGAGGTAGCCGCGAAGAAGTAGGCATCGTTCTGCGGCACGGTCGCGTCATCCACGCCGTCCGAGTACGCAAAGCCCAGCTTGCCGGTGACGGATGCGGTCAGCGCCGTGGAAACGGTCACCATCACATCCTCCAGGTGCATGCCAGCCGGCAGCGGACCCAGATCAACCACGTCGCCAGAGGCAACCGCGGCGGTCGAGTCGGAGTTGATGACAGCGCCCGATGCGTTGGTCTGCATGCGGAACTTGAGGACGGACAGATTGCCGTAGGGCGCGCTGCCAAACACGTTATTCAGGGCAACGGCGCGAGTGATTTTCGCCATGATGGGAATCTCCTGTACTGGATTGGGTTGGGGCCAGCTGGTCAGGCCGGCCCCTCACGCATTACTTGCGGGCGCCGATGATGGGCACGGCGGTGTCGATGGCGACGGCGCCGTAGTCGGTGATCTGCTTGCCGTCGTTGCCGGCGTCGATCTCGAAGCGGATCTTCGCCACGCCACGAATGGCACCGATCAACAGCTCAACCTTGTCGCCGTGGTCCAGCTCCTTCTCGCTCCAGAAGAACGGGATGGAGCTCTTGTCGGAACTGGCCAGCGCTTCACCGACGGCCTGGCCGCCCAGCAGAATCGCGCGATCAACCGCGAAGTTCGTGCCAAAGCTGGCCGGCACCACGCAGCTGGTTTCGGTGGAGTCGCTGAAGCTGGCGGCGTACTTGATGGTGTCGCCCGCGTAGAATCGGATCGGGCGCGGCATCTTGACGATCAGCACGCCATTCCAGAGGCCGATGGAGCCCAGGAACAGGGGGTGCATCTTGGCCTGCTGAGCCCGGGCCATCGCGTTGGCCTGGAACTGCCGGAAGTTGGGGTCAGTGGCAAACGCACTGTACTGGGCCGGAGACACCAGCAGCACGCGCAGGGGATCATCGTCGGCTGCGCTGTCACCCTCGAAGCGCACCGGCGGAGGCGGCAGGGCGATCTGATCCATCGTGGTGCGGATGGCATCGATCACGCCCATCTTGAGCTGGTCGGTGGTGTCCAGATTCACCTCGCCAGCCGTCACGCCAAACGGAGCGATGCCGGCGCCGTCGGCGATGAAGTGGCGATTCTTGGACGGCGCCAGGACCGGGTTCACCATGATGTCCGCGAACTTGGCGTGGCTATCGGTCGGGATGGCCCACTCGATGTTGTCGTGATAGCCGCGAGCGCCAGCCATATGCACCAGCAGCGACTGGTCCACGTAGCGATCCATCAGGGACTGCGCCACCGGGCGGCCCAGGCGGCGGAAATCGGCGGGGCTGCGAATGCTGGTCATCACGTTGCCCAAATCAACCGGGAAACGGGCCTGATTGACGCGCAGGCGGCCTTCAGTGAGCTTCATGCCGATGCCGCGACCCTCGGCGTACTCGCTGCCCATGATCGGGTAGCCGCCGACGGGGTTCAGCAGGTGAAAGCTGATCTCGTCGCCCTGGCCCTTGCCCAGATCCTGGCAGCGGACAATGGGCATGTGCTGGGTAGTTTGTTGGCGAATGGTCGCCTCAGCGCCCGCAGTGCCGGCCGGCATCTTGCCGATCAGGTGCGAGATAGTGCTGTTGCGCTTCATGTGGGCAGCAAAGAGGCCTACGGCCTGCTTCAGCATGTTCCCCTTGTCGCCGTAGCCGGCGTTGGTCTTCATCACCATGATCGTGTGTCCTTAAATCTGGGCGTTCAGGTAGGCATCGATCTGCTCAGGCGTCATGGCATTCATTGCCGAGAGCATTTCGGGGCCGTTCATGTTTTCCATC